CACGGACGCGACCGCAGCGGGCTTGATTGCTGGGGTCTTGTGCGGCTGGTGATGGCGGAGCAGTTTTCAATCGCCCTGCCGTCGCTTGCTGCGGAATACGAACATACCCTTGCCCTTGACGACATCAGCGGCATCATCCGCCGCCAGATACCCGCATGGCAGGAAGTGCCCCAAGGCCACGAAACCTGCGGCGATGTGGTTGTGCTGCGCCTGCATGGCTTGCCGCTGCATGTCGGCGTGGTTCTGGGCGACGGATACATGCTGCATGTCGAGGCACGCATCGACAGCGCCATCGAAAAATACGACCAGCTGCGCTGGAAAGACCGCCTTTACGGATTTTACCGCCACCGCGCGCCGCAAAACACCGCCGCGCCCGCAGGATAACAAACATGACCACACCCGCAAGAACCGCCGTGGCCGCCGCAGCGGACATCACGCTTTTTTTCCACGCGCACCCCTTCGCGCCGGAGCGTACACATGCGCGCCTGCCCGCCGGACAAACGCTGGATGCGCTGGTCGCCGCCTGCGGCATCGCGCCCGAACTGCGCCCGTATTTGCATGCCTTCATCGACGGACATCATATTCCGCGCGAAAACTGGGCGCGGCTGCGCCCGCGGGCGGGCACGACGCTGACGTTGCGCATGGTGCCGATGGGCGGCGGGGGCGGCAAAAACCCGCTGCGCACCGTTTTGTCGCTGGCGCTGGTTGTTGCAAGCCCGGTGATTGCGGGGGCTATCGCCGGCGCGCTGGGCGTCGGCGCGCAGGCGGCCTTTATGGGCATCAGCGCGGCGCGGCTGATTACGGCGGGGGTGAATATCGCAGGCAGGCTGGCGCTGAACGCCCTTGCCCCGCCCGGCAAGCCGCGTTTCGGCCTTGGGAAAACCGAAAGCCCGACGCTGTTTTTGCAAGGCGCGCGCAATCAGGCCACCCCCTTTGGCCGCGTGCCGCGTGTGCTGGGGCGGCACCGTTTCGTGCCGCCGCTGGGCGCGCTGCCCTATACCGAAACCGCGGGCAACGACCAATACCTGCGCATGATTTTTATCTGGGGTTATGGCCCGCTTGAAATCACCGATTTGCATATCGGTGAAACCCCGCTGTCGGAATTCGAAGATGTTGAAATCGAAACGCGCAGCGGCTGGCCGGATGATGCGCCGCTGACGCTTTACAGCACCAGCGTGATACAAAACGGCATGGAAGTCGTGCTGCGCGAAGAAAACGGCTATGCCCTGCGCACGACCGAAAGCGAAGCCGACGAAATTTCCGTCGATTTGACCCTGCCGCGCGGACTGGTCGGATTTAACGGCAGCGGCAAGAAAATCGCCGCCGAAGTCGCGGTCGAAGTGCAATACAGCCCCGCCGGCGAAAACAACTGGAGCGCGGCCAGCAGCGCCTATACCGCCATCGACGCCCGCCACGTCACGCTGGCGGCCAAGCCGGATGTTTACAAGAAAAACGGAAAATCCTACACCGCCAGCCGCACCGACCGCATCGTGATGGACGCCGCCAGCGGCACGTTGAAGGTTTTAAAGGGCAGCCTTTACCGCACCGGCCACGACGCCGCGCCGCCCGAACTGCCCAAGGTCGCGGCAGGATACCTGCCGGTGGCGCGCATCGAGCGCCGTTCGGACGATGCCGATATTATCCCCGCCCCGCGTATCACGGACGAGCGTGATTTCGCCGCCAGCCGTTTCGAACAGGAAAGCGATTTCGCCGCTGGTACGTCGTTTAACGCGAACCGCATCGAAATTTCTGCGGGCGGTTTGCGCTATCCCGGTTTCAGCCTGAGCGCGAAGCAAAGCGCCGCCGTGCGCCAAAGCCTGAGTTTCCGCGTGCCGCGCGGCCGCTATGACGTGCGCCTGCGCCGCGTCACCCCCGACAGCGACGATGACCGCACGTTCAACGACACGGTCTGGACGGCGCTGCGCAGTTTGCGCTATGCCTATCCGGTGCGCATGCAAGGGCTTGCCATGACCGCCCTGCGCATCAAGGCGACCGACCAGCTGAACGGCATTCTGGACAGGCTGAGCGGCGTTGTTGAATCCATCCTGCCGGACTGGAACGGCACAGATTGGGTTTTGCAGCCCACATCCAACCCCGCATCGCTGTACCGCCACGCCCTGCAAGGGGCGGGCAATGCACGCCCGCTGGCAGATGGCCGCATCGACATGGGGCGCCTTGCCGCATGGCACGAAACTTGCGCGGCGGAGGGGCGGGAATTTAACGCCGTTATCGATTACGACACGTCGCTGCGCGAGGTTTTGCAGGATATCGCCGCCGCAGGCCGCGCATCGCCCAGCCTGACCGACGGCAAATGGAGCATTGTCGAAGACCGCCCGCAAAGCGTACCCGTGCAGCATTTCAGCCCGCGCAATACATGGGGGTTTCAGGGGCGCAAGGCCTTCGACGACGTGCCGGACGGTTTGCGCGTGCGCTTTATCAACCGCGCCAAAGACTGGCGGCAGGATGAACGGCTTGTGTTCAAGGACGGCGTCACCGCTGAGACCGCCCTGCGCTATGAAACCATCACCCTGCCCGGCGTCACCGACGCGCAGCAGGCCTGGCGCGACGGCAGATACCATCTGGCCAGCGCGATTTTGCGGCCTGAAACCTATACGTTTTGCTGCGATATCGAACATATCGTCTGCACCCGCGGCGATATGGTGCGCTTTACGCACGATGTGCCGATGTTCGGCCTTGCTGCCGCGCGCGTAGCCGCCCTGCATAGGCTGGAAAGCGACGAAACGCGCATCGGCGCTGTTGTGCTGGATAGCGAAGTCGGGATGGAATCAGACAAGAATTACGCCCTGCGCCTGCGCCGCGCAGATGGCACGTCTATCGTTCTTTCGCTGGAAACCGCCGTTGGCGCGCATAATCAGCTGCATCTTTCAACGCCGCAAACGCCCGAAGCCCTGGGCATTGCGGCGGGCGACCTTGCCCTGTTCGGCGAAAGCGGACAGGAAAGCGTCGCGCTGGTTGTACGCGGTATAGAGCCCATGGGCGATTTGGCCGCCCGCCTTACCTGCGTGGACGCCGCACCGGAAATCCATCTGGCGGACAAGGGGGTCATTCCCGCATTTTCAAGCCAGATTTCGGTGCCGCCCGAACTGCGCCGCCCGCCCGCGCCGCAGCTGACCGCACCGCAAACGGCGGCGCTGAAAGCTGAAATGACGGGCACACAGGGCAGCGACGCCCAAAGCAGCCTGCTGATAAACCTTGCCGCGCATGATTTCCCGCAAACGCTGTCGCTGCGGGCTGACATCCGCGCCAAGGATGAAAGTTTTTTCAGCCCCGCCGAAATCACCCGCGCCGCCGATGGCCGCGCCGTGATTGAGCATTTGCGCGAGGGGGAAACATACGACCTGCGCCTGCGTTACGTCAGCCAGAGCGGTGTTTTTTCACCAGCCTTTTTGCTGGCCGGATACCGCATCGACGCGCTGGGGCCGGAGGCGCCCGCCGTGGGCGGGCTTTCACTGAATATTGTGGACAGCACAGCCTATGTCAGCTGGCCGCGCAACACGGCGGCGGGGCTGAGCCATTATACGCTGCGTTTTTCACCCGTACTGTCGGGCGCAGCATGGAACAGCGCGGTCGATGTGGTGGCGCGCATACCGCCGGACACGACGGCGCTGAGCGTACCGGCCGCCGTCGGCAGTTTTCTTTTAAAGGCCGTCGATATTCGCGGACGCGAAAGCGAGATACCCGCGCTGGCCGTATCGGCGGTGGCCGGGCTTGCCGGATATAATGCCGTCGCGGAGGCGGCCGAAGCACCCGATTTTGCAGGCACGCATGACGCCACGCAGGAAAACAGCGGCACGCTGCAACTGGCGACGGGGCAAAATGCGGGCATCTATACCTTTGCAAACGCCATAGACCTTGGCGCGGTTTTTACGTCGCTGGTGAGCGCGGATATTCTGGCGGGCGGTATCGACCGCGCGGAAAGCTGCGACGACTGGCCGGATTGCGACCTTGTCGAAAACCGCGACGGCGATGCAGACCCCGCGCGCTGGCGCCTGCGGCTGCAAATCCGCACCACGCAGGACGACCCCGCCCTCAGCCCCGCATGGTCGGCGTGGCAGGATGCGGCGCTTGGGGAATATACGGCGCGCGCCTTTGCCGCGCGGCTGTTGCTGGAATCCGACAGCGCGGATATCACGCCCGTCGTCAGCCAGCTGACGCTGCGTATCGACATGCCCGACAGGCGCATATCCGCGCGCGGCCTGACAGCTGACAGCGCCGGCAGCGATATTGTTTTCGCGCCTGCGTTTCGCGCCGTGCCCGCCGTGGCCATCACCGCGCAGAACATGCAAAGCGGCGATTATTACGCCATCACGGATGTCACGGCGACGGGTTTTTCCATCCGCTTTTTTAATGCAGGCGGCAGCGGCATCGAGCGCGATTTCGATTACCTCGCGCAGGGCTACGGCGCGCAGCATTCAACCTAGGGAGAAATAAGATGTCACAAGCGAGCCCGACCATCGGCGCAGGCAAAAGCGGCCTTGTTTACAGGCAGGAAGACAACGACGGCAAAAAGGCCTTGCTGACCCAGCACAAGGGCGCGGCAGCCCCGGCCTATGCGGAAGCGGGCATGATATGGCTGGACGACAGCGCGACGCCATGGCGGTTGAAATTCTACGACGGCAGCGACTGGATTGTCATGGGCGCACTGCATGCGGGGAACAATTCTTTTTTGCCCTATCACGGCACGGGTGCGCTGCGGCTTTGCGACTTTGCGCCTGATACGGGCGAAGCGGACGCCTGCGCCGTCAACCCCGTGCCCGCCCCGCCCCAGCACCAAAGCGGCCAGATGGTGGTGCTGGTACCGGCGTATGACAACACGGGCGCGGCAACGCTGGCACTGGGCGCGCTCGACATCAAAGACATCACGCTGGACGACGCTACGGCGCTGGGTGCGGGGCATCTGAAGGCGGGGCAGGTTTACCTGCTGGTTTACGACGGCACGCGGTTTGTTGTTTTGAACCCCACGCGCACGGCGGGCGTACCCGCAGGCAGCATGATTGCCTGCCAGTATGCGACCTATAGCACCTATGCGGTGCTGACATCGATAATACCGCATGACAATACCGTGCCGCAGGCAAGCGAAGGCACGCAAATTCTGAGCGTCACCTTAAGCCCGCAGAGCGCGTCAAACCGCGTGCGCATCCGCTTTTCCGGCTTTGGCACCGTGTCAGGCGCACATTCGGCAACGGCGTTCCTCAGCATTGACGGCAGCGCTGCCGTGCAGGCGGTTTCGTCCTATGGACATGATGCCGCATCGACCGTGCATCTGGGGTTTGAATTCGAACATGTGCCGGGCGATACCGCGCCACATACCTATAGCGTGCGCGTCGGCCCCGGTAGCAGCGGCAGCCTGCGCATGAACGGCGGCAGCAGCGCGCGGCTGTTCGGCGGCGCGGCGGCGGCAACGCTATATGCCGAAGAAATCAAAGCCTGAGGAACAAACGCATGAGCCCCGAAACCCTTTCGTTGCTGACACTGGCTGCGACGCTGGTTGTGCATCTGTTCGGCACGGTGTGGTGGGCGGCATCTGTCAGCCGCCGCGTCGATTACATCGAAAAATGGATAACCCACCACGAACACACCGCGGAGCGTCTGGCCGCGCTGGAGCAGCGCATCGACCACCTGCACGACGGCATCCAGCGCATCGAGCTTTTTTTGCACCAGCGTAGCTGATTTCAACCAAAGGAATATACCATGAACCCCTTTTTCCTGCCCCGCGGCATCCGCAACAACAATCCGGGCAATATCCGCCTGTCGCCGACGCGTTGGCAGGGACAAAAAGATGTCCAGCTTGATACGTCTTTTGTCGAATTTGCCGCACCTGTCTGGGGTCTGCGCGCCATGATGCGGCTTTTGCTGACGTATCACGTCAAATACGGCCTTGATACGGCGGAGAGCATCATCAACCGCTGGGCGCCGCCGCATGAAAACGCGACCGACCATTACATTTACAGCGTTGCGCGGCATTTAAAAAAATCACGCCGCGACAAGCTGGATATTTTCGACCCCGCCGTGATGATTGCGCTTTGCGAAGCCATCACGCGGCACGAAAACGGCGCCCCGCATACGGGGGAGCCGCCGTTCTGGTACGCCCCCGCCCTTTATGCGGAGGCCGCGCGCATGCTGCCCGCCCTTCATCAAAACAGTGCAAACAGAAAGGCCACGACATGAAAAAGTTTCTGGATTTCCTGCTTTCGCGTGCGCGCGAAAGATCCACCTGGCTGGGACTTGTGTCCATCGCAACCGCGCTGGGTCTTGTGCTCAGCGAGTTTCAGGTGGAGGCCGTGATTGCGGCGGGCATGTCCATCGCCGGCGTGATTGCCGCCTTTACCGGCGACGACAAGAAGGACGGCGATGGCGGCGCGGCGGCATGACGGGCTGGATTGTTTTTCTGTTGGCAACAGGGATTGCCGCGGCACTCGCCATCGCATGGCGCGGCGGCGCGGCGGCGGCAAGAGCGAAGGACGCGCGGGAGGATGCAAATGATAGTCACAAGGCGCATATTCTGCGCGACCACCTGCGGCATGATGATGATTTTGCAAAGCGCGTGCGCAAACGTTTCACCCGCTAGCTTCTGCGCCCTTTATGTGCCCGTATATACAAGCGGCGCGGATAGCGAAGAAACAAGGCGGCAAGCAGACGTCAATAACGCCGTGTGGCTTGCGCTTTGCGCGCAGGAAAATCTGGCGGATTAGATGCCGCCGTAAATCGCGTGATGCTGCATGACTTTGAGCAGCGTGCGTTCCAGCATTTTATCGTTGCGGCGGGCGGCGTGGTCGCGTGCCGTCTGGCCGCGGCCGTCTTCGGCAAGAACGTCGATACCGGCGGCAATCAGAATGCCTGCCATTTGCACATCGCCGCGCGCCGCCGCGATATGCAGAAGCCCCTGCCCCGTCAAGCGGTCGGTCACATCAACATTCGCACCCTGCGTAATCAGGAACCTGACCATTTCGGTATGTCCCTGCTGCACAGCGCAGAAAAGCGCGGTGTAGCCAAAAGGATGAATGGGGGCATCCAGAACCGCGCCAGCAGAGAGCAGGAAGGCGGCCATTTCTGTTTTGCCTGCCGCGGCGGCTTCGTGCAGCGGGCGGCGGCCTTCGTCGTCCGCGCGGTCGATATCAAGACCGGCGTCGAACAGCGCTTCGGCGCTGAGCGTATCGCCTTCGCGGGCGAGGTCGTGCATGAGGCTTTGACCCAGAAGGCCGGCGGGACGGGTGCGGCCAAGCAGAGCGGCCAAGTCCGGCGCATCCAG